TCCACTTCCAGAACTTCTTTTCTGGATTCCTGATAAGCTTTCAGAGCGTAAATCGTGTTCGCATCTGCTGTCCATGTAAGTTTCAACGCTTTGCCGTTTTTGCCTTTAAAGCCTCTGGCTCTTAAAATTTCCTGTAAAAGAAGCACAGATGTGTTTTTATCTCCTGCTTTTACTGTTTCTGGATTAAACATATATTTCTCTCCTGTTTGTGATGTATCAGATACAATACTGTAATCCGGCGTGCAGAACTTAGTTCCGGGCATCTGACTGTTAAGATAACTCTTTGCGCAGACACCGCCACCATTTGCAATAATTCCAGATGCACCAGAAGTATTTCCCTCGATGGTATAGAACCTGTCTCCGATTACAGCCGTTACGATGCCGGTATGAGCAAAAGTTCCGTTACGATAAAAGATTACAATATCGCCAATCTTTGGATTAGCGTTCCTTGTAAACAGATTACCAAGTGTTGGGCAGTAAACATAGGGCCAGTGCTTCAACAGTTTTTTTGCTTTTTCCCGTCCGAATGCTTCCATAAAACACCAACTCACGAATGCTGCGCACCAAGGCTGTCCTTGATATGATGGCTTAATGTCTCGCCAGTACTTCGTATAGTTGTTTGAACCGGCGTTTGCAGTCTTACTGTCGAGCTGACTATTACTCTTCTTTTCAAGGTATCCAATCTCATTTTTTGCAATAAGAATCACTTTTTCAATAGCTTTATCCATTGCAGAAACCTCCTCTTTGTAATCCTTATAGAATACATCCATGTCAACGTTACCACTAATGCCGGATACTTTTCCTCTACTGGAATACTGCCAGCCTACACCAACAGATGGACGCAATCTTTCCTGTACAGAGCCATTATCACTAGCCGGATAACGAGCAATCCAGCAATCGTACTTTTTCAGGGTGTCTGACAGAACGTTATTGTACCAATCAAGATTGCAGTAGATACCGACCTTATAACCGGCTTTTTTGATTCTGGTCAGAAATGCTACTGCAATGTTCTCAATCGCCTGTTTTCCAAGGTTTCTCTGCTGACTCCATTCAAGGTCGTAGAAGATTGGAAAGTCCATTCCGCGTCCGCCAAGAACAGAAATTACGCTCTCAGCTTCATCAATTGCCTGTGCCGGTGTCAGAGCGTAACTGTATTTATATCCGCCGACAAGGATTCCATTTGACTTGCATCCTTTGTAGTTATGCTCAAAAGAGGAATCAGTTCCAGATTTTTGATGGATTCTCAATATTGCAAACTTAATTTCAGAATTCGATACTTTCGCCCAGTCTGGCTTACTCTGATAAGATGATACGTCAATTCCTTTAATTTCCATATTTTCTCCCTTGCACGTATTTTATTTCACTATCCCTGGTTTTGATTCTGTTACTGTCCCGTCCTCATTCAGTACATAGCCATCCTTTTGAAGCCTTTCAATTACCTTCTTATTCCACAACTCGGGAACATCTGTCCATTTTTTCAATTCATTAATAACTCTTTCTTCGTAAAATTTAACCATTATTCTCACCTCTGATTGTTGCAACTAAAGTAGCCAGTTCATCAAGTGCCGAATCATGCGTTGATACAAGTTCAGCTAGACCGTCAATACCATCACCATTAATTAGAATCTTGCGATTAGATTCTGTATTAAGCATCTGCATGACAAAATCCAACTTTTCAGACATGTCATTCAGTCTGTTTGAAACTCTGTTAATTGCTTTGTAGATATTTGTAATTTCTTTTTTATCCATATGCATCTCCTGTTCTTAGCCATTCGGCTATAAATAATTCGTTAATTTGCTAGGATTTTAGATACATAAGCAAGGGGCAATGCCACCAGTGTTACTGGCACTGTCGGCGTTCGCACCCCCGCCTCTGCCCACACCACAGAAGGAATCGCTGCCGCTAGAGTAAGGCGAACGTGTCCAATACTGGCCAGATACATAGGTACTACTATAACGTGGTTTCTTATATCTGTTTGCAGTCGCATTCTTAAAATACTGATATTGCTTTCCTTCGCCTGCGTAAGAATACGTTACACTGCCAAAAATTTCAATTTCAGACAGTAAAAACGCATAATCATTTGAGATTTTAATCGTACTGCTTCGACTTCCTGCAGATGTCAACTTCTCGACCTGCTTCATCATATTTTGAATATAAGTAGGCAAACATTTCTTGTACACATTATTGCACCACGTACGTCTTACACAGCCTTCCCAACCACCACTATTTGTACTTGAACCGTTTATATAACCACATTCATGTGATGCATTATAGGAGGCGTTATATTCTGTCGTAGTGTCTAAATACAACATACGTTCTGTCTGAATTGTAATAGCAGCTTTAGTCTTGCCATTGATAGCAGTCACTAAGTCATCATGTTCGATTCCGATAATTACATAAATGTAATCATTCGCTTTGTGCGACTCACTTACGCCCGTTGCAGCCATTGCGTTGTGATGGATTGTTCTCTTGTCACCAACCGCCCAATAATCACCAATGTTGATTTTACCTGCGTAATGTGCTTCAATCATCTTTTCAATTTCCGCATCTGTTCCATCAGCAAATGCGACAATCTTTAAATCCTCTGGCTCTCCGAGGAGTCTGTTTCCTGCATCGTAGTTGTATACGCCATCGGTAGAATATGGGAACAGTGCGAAGTAATATTTCTTGCCATTTGTCAGCCCTGTGACTGTATATCCTGCGGTTTTGTATTTGTCACGAACTGTATTATCAACCACAAGCGTTCCGTCATCTGGGTTTGCAGGATAACCTGTTTTTTTCATTACAAGTTTTGTACCAGCCCATGTAGAGAATGTTGAACCATTGATTACTGTGTTTTCAGGGTCTTGCCACTTGATCGTGACAGATGCGTTTGCGTTCTCAATACTTGGATTGTTTACGGGTTTGGGAGTGACGGTTGTGCCACCGCCTTTTGCGTGGAGTGTTCCGTCTGCATCTATGAATGTTGTCTTGCCATCAGGTTTGACCTTACCAAGAGTTTCGGTTGTAGCAATCGGGACAGTCGCATCACTTCCTTTGTCTCCCTTAGGACCTTTGATGTTTACTGTTTCAGGATTGGCAACTCCATCAGCATTACTCCAGCTCAAATTTCCGTCGGTGTCTACGTCTGGCACGAATGTAGTGCCCTTGTCTCCTTTAGGCCCGGCATCTCCAGTCTCTCCCTTTTCTCCTTGTGGTCCAACATCTCCTTTTGCGCCTGTATCACCTTTCGGCCCGGTAATATTTACTGTCTGGGGGTTTTCAAGTCCTCCGTCATTACTCCAGCTTATATTTCCTTTGCTGTCTACAACAGGAGTAAATGTGATTCCTCGCGCGCCAGTATCTCCCTGCTCACCTTTTGGGCCAACTGGGCCTTGTTCACCTTGCGGCCCAGTATCGCCTTTTAGACCCTGCGCTCCTTGCTCTCCTTTTTCTCCTGGGTCTCCTTTTATGCCCTGCGGCCCTGGGTCACCCTTTGGCCCTTGCGGACCAACTGGTCCCTGTGGACCTTGCGGCCCTTGAATCTTGCCAGCATTGTTCCAATTCGTGCCGTCAAAAACCCACATTTCTCCATTTATTAAATACGCGTCGTTCTTCTCTGCACTCAGGGGGAGGTCTGCCTCAGATTCTTTTGTGCCAAGGATATTAAGAGATGTTCCATCATTTCCTTGCTCACCTTTTTCTCCTTGTGGACCTTGCGGACCAACTGGGCCAACATCTCCTTTTTCACCTTGTGGTCCCTGCGGACCTTGAGGCCCTATAATATTACCAACATTTTCACTATCACCATCTGAAAATGTTATTGTCAAATTTCCATCTGTGTCGATACTGACCGCTGTGATAGAGATACCCCTTAGTGATTCTTTCTGCTCGGGTGTCAGCGATTCAAATGCTACGGTGCCATCCGCACCCTTTTCTCCCGGATCACCTTTATCTCCTTTTTCACCCCTTGGACCCTGCGGGCCAGCAGGACCCTCTGCGCCTTTCTCTCCTTTATCTCCTTTTTCGCCTTTTGGACCCTGCGGGCCAACAAATTCTCCGGCATTGACCATCTCTGAAATATCCTCAATGGAACACAATCGTCTTACATCATTAGCCGCAAATGCAATGTATAAGGCTTTGCCAGATGGAACAGAAGGGTCATTGCCAAGAATCGCAACGGGCTCTCCGGGACGAATTTTCGACGTATCAAAATCGGAGTACATACCGCGCCGGAATTGTATTGTGTATGTATTGGCCATATTAGACTTACCTCCTTATAAAAGGAAATTATTCCTTATGTAATTCTTTACAGAATCAAGATTTTTCTGTACATCGTCATCCATTACAAGGAAATTGCCTTTATTGTTCTGGCTGATGATACTTCCTGTGTTTTCGTCTACTTCTGAATAGGTGTAAGCAATGCGGCTTCCCTCTCCAGTACTAAGATTCATAAAACTTGTTAAAATTTTTTTCATGATATTTTCCCCATTTCGTCAATAATTTTTTCCCTGTTATTAAGAAGTTCTTTTTCATAATCTGGTTCTGATACTTCAAGGCTTTCACTGTAGTCTGGTTCTGGCATGTCTGTGTCTATTGCCCTGTCGTAGGCTGTTTCGCTTGCGTCAGCAAAACGCATGTGTTCATAGTCAGCCTGCCGCGCTTTGATTTCAAATGCAAATTTAAGCCCCGGAGTACCTTTTACAGTGAAATATGTCTGCTCTTTTTTATCTACCCAACAATCTCCATCTCCTTCCTTTTGTAAAAACACATAATATTCAATCCTTACATTGGTAGATTCTTGGAATATATCATCTATGTCTATCAGGCATGTGCCGTCTTCCGATACGGATGCTTCTCCGATGTCTCCGAACATGGGGGACGCCATTTCATAACAATAAAATGCCTGCGTACCATAGTTTTTTGTTGGAAGGATTCTTTTCTTTGTTCCTCGGACACTTAAATCTGCAAGGTCTGTTCCCGTTCCGATGCTATAGAAATGGCCACTGGCTTCTATATGTGTACCTGCTGTAACTTTTTTTGATGCCGAAACACTGTCTGCCGAAACGCTGCTCGCCGAAACGCTTTTATTAAACGAGGCTGAACTTGCATGTACGGTTCCTGTATAAAGATTGATTCCTCTAATACGCGTTCCATACAATGTCCCGTACCCCGGTACATATATTCCTGTATTCGTCTCTGAATAGATCTCTCCAGTTGAAGCATCTAGCGTTACTTCTCCATACGCGCCACTTGCTGAAAGCTTTTTAATTCCAACTTTCCATCCTGCTAATTCACCTGTGTTAATATAATCGGCATTCATGTACACATTACCATTCGATAGATACAGACCTTTATTACTGCTGTTATCGCTTAACACATCAATAATCTCTTGTTTTGACATTTTCCCTATGTCGAGATCACTAAGTGCATTGTCTGTATAGCGATTCGCATTCGATAACGCTGTCGAAGCTTTATCTTCCGCAACACTATATATTGTGTCGCCGTTTGCTAACACGAATGTATTAGGTCTGAGCGTAACATTTCCGTAGTTATCAATCGCAAATGTTGATACTCCAGAACTGTTTGTAACGTTGATGTTCTTCAGATTAATCAAATCAGCTGAAATCTGTCCGGACTTAATATAGGAAGCATTTATATACAGATGTCCGTTCTGCATATAAATTCCCTCTTGCTTACCGTTATCCGTTAAAGCGTTAAAAACTCTTTCAAAATTGACAATTTTTTCAGCGTCCAGTTCCTGCCAAGCGCCAACAGTTCCAGAAAACATATATACCTGGCTTGTAGAGAAGTTCATGAAAATCGAGCCGTCATGTTTTTTATATTCTTCACTTTTCCACTCAGATGCCGGATAGTTCTGCAATGTTGGTACATACGTGCCATAATAGTTCGGGATAGTCACATTATTTTGAACTGTCCCATCCACAACATCCTTGGCGATCTGTTCAATAGTTCTACTTTTTAGCGTAAAGTTTTCAACTTCTAATGTGACAGTACCCGTGTCAGCATCTATTCTTAATGTCGTATTCCCGTTATTGTCTTTCGCTGTGAAGCCTCTTGTATTAATCCACTCTGATTGAATACCGATGGCATAGAGAATATTCAGAACGGCATCTCCATTACTATCAAAGCCGGCTTTCCATGTCTGACCCCCATCTACTGACAAAAAGAATCCATCGACACCTGTCTTATAAATTACTTTAGAATCAGCAAGTGTAGGTTTATCATGCCGGTACGTAATTACGGAATCATCTTCTTGTATTTCCTCTGTATAGAAGAAACCTAGCGTGTTTGCTGCAAGCTCGTTCATTTGTTTGAGCTTTACGTCATAGGCAGATAGTTTCTTTTCTATATCTTTTTTTGACTGCTCTACCGCTGTTTGCTGATCACCAATAAACTCGCTTGCATCTTCTTCAGCACTCTTTGCGCTACAACTCCATGATGTTGAACCGCCGAACACGAACTCTATATCTGTCACAAACGATCTAAAGACACGATTCTTTGTATCAATAAATTCAACTGGATCGCCAAAAGTGGCGTATCCGTTGGCAATTCCGTCACATGAGAAAGGACGCATTCGCAAACCGATTAATTGATTTCCAATAGCTTCGACTCCTGCCTGTGCATTGCCCGACAATAGCTGATTGTCAATAGTAATCACATAGCCGTCCTGACCTGACATATATTCGGTCTCATCTTCTACATATTTGACACCTGTTACAATAACATCGTCTACGTCATATTGTAGATTCTGAATTGAAAATAACGCGTGATAATCGTTATTGCTTAACGTACCACCATCAATCACAGTCCCCATTGTCCATGGATTAAGCGTGCCGCCATCCAGATCATCACCATTTGTCCAGTTCTTTACTGCTCCACCATCGTAAATAGTCGTATTGGTAAATGTCTTATCAAACGTAATAATCCTGAGTAAGTCATTTTCGTCGATTCTTGCATTTCCACCGGCTATCCCGGCACACATTCCGATTACTGTACGGTATGTCGCATTAGATGGCGCTTTCCGAATCTGAAAGTCCGCATTTGGAAACATTGCATCTCCAAGAGTGATCCCACATTGCTGGCAGCATTCTGAGAGCAGTTCCTTGACTGTACAAGGAAAAGACAGGTTAGAATCATATGTCTTATCAGCATTGTGCATTTTATCTAAGAGAGAAAGACTTATTTCGCTCGCCGTTGCAGGCTTTTTCGACACAATGTAAGTACCTCTCTTTATAGCTTCTATCCTGTCGGATAACTGCACATTGAGAAAGATAACAAACCTTGCGGCGTTAAAATTATATCCGTCAAAGCGCCCGTCATCATTTACCAATGATAAACTTGCCGTTTTTTCTATTGCTACACCCACCGGGAAGTCCCCAGAGTCTGCTGAATCTACGAGACTATTTCCAGACAGATAAAAGTCTTTTTTGCCTAGCTTAAGAGTTGTACCATTTGACAATGTAACATTTGCTGTCACGTAATAATTTCTGTTTGTAAGAGATTCTTTCTTCAACTGAGTAGATACATTTATCAAATCGGCTCAATCCTCCTTACATTAATAGACAAATCCGTCCACTTTTCTTCCCCGTCTTTCAAAGTTTGCGCAGCCATATTAAAATTTGATGCGTAGAATGTTCTGTCTATCCATCTTCCCGGAACAGTTGGGTCTTTGTGGTGGAATGTAAATTGACTTTTGTTAAGTACAGTATTTAGTATGGTTGCTATTTCAGCCCATGTAAGCTCGCCCCATTGCATGTCATACCCGCCAATTGTTCCCATTGGTGTATTGTGCATAATCAAATCCTGACTTCTTTTAGAGTCTTCCGTAGAAGTGGTTGCGAACACCGGTTTGTAACTATCCGGTGCTCTTATAACAACGTTGTCTATTTTAAATTGTTCCTGCGGCATATTCTTCTCCTTACGCTAACTCAAATGGGTTCTTCCCATTCCGGTTTCTTCTCATTTCAGCTTCACTGATAATAATATCTAACAGTTTTCTGCCAGATGCATTAACTGTAACATTGTAGGTATTTCCGTCTCCCTGTCCTTTTCCTGACTCTTCCCGGACGATCTGCCGTAATAGGCTTTCCGGTGCTTCCAGGTTATTTCCTTTCTTCTGGTCACCTAATACCGCAAGGAATTCGCTTCGTGGTGGAATAACTGCGCCACTGGCCAGATATGGGATAGTTCCGATACGTGGAAATGTTGCATGAAATCCAATAGTCTTTGAACCAAACGGTGTTGGAACAGTCCAAGGCCCAAAGGAAAATGCAGATTCAATTCCACCAATTGCATTATTAATCATCCCAACTGCATTATTAACAATGCTGATTGCCTGATTAATCGGAGCTTTAATGAAATTAACAATACCTTCAAATGCAGATTTGACTGCATCTCTGGCGGCATTAAACTTATTAGTGATAGCATTTTTTATCGCTTCTACTTTATTAGATACGAACGTAGCTACGCTTTCCCATGTTCGGGATGTCTTGTTCTTTACGCTGTCCCATACGCCTACAACTTTAGTTTTAATTGCATTAAATACTGTGCTGGCTGTGGATTTAAGAGAGTTCCAAAGGCCAGAAAGTGTCTTTTTGATTGCGTTCCAGATTGTTGAAGTCAATGCTTTAATCGCATTCCAAGCAGTGCTGATGATGCTCTTTATTATACTCAACGCGCCTTTTGTTACGGTTTTAATTATCTCCCACGCACCTGACACAACATCTTTGATAAAACTCCATGCTCCATCCGCAATCTCTTTTATTCCCTGCCAAGCCAGTTCCCAGTCTCCTGTGAAAACGCCTACAAGGAAATCAATGATTCCGCTCAGAGTGTCTGCTACATCACCAATTATTTTAATTAATGATTTCATAACTTTTATTGCTACGGTGCCTACAACGTTAATTATTTCTGCCACGACCGGAAGCAAATTCGCGATTATCCAGTTAATCAAAGGCACTAATACCGACTCCCACAGAAGTTTCAGAGAATCAATGAGTTTTCCGAGGAATGTTTCTATCTTTAAAATCGCATCCCCTAATGGTCCCTCTAATAGCCCTTTGAACTGTTCTGCCAGTCCTTGCAAAACTGGAAGAACATAGGTGTTGTATCCAGTTATCAGAGTCTCAAATATGCTTGATAATCCATTCGCTATAGAATCAAAGAACGGCTTTACGTGCTCATCGTATAGCCTCGATATTGCATCACTAAGGTTTTGAACAACTGTTAAGACCCCACTTGTTACAGTTTCTATTACTCCGAGGCTGCCCTCAATTGCTGACTTCAAAATGTCTTTGTTGTCGATAAAAGGCTGCGCAATCATGTTAAGGATGTCTCTGCCAAGTTTTGCGGCTGTTTCCGTAAGAACCATTCCAATTTCAGTAAAGATTCCGATTAAATTAGCAGTAATCTGCTGCGCAGTTTCTTCGCCGAAAACTGAGAAAACATCAGCAAAAGCAACTGCAAGGTTTCCGCCTATTTGTGCAATTTCAGAGCCGATATTGAACATATCTATCAGATAGTTCTTTATTCTTTGCGTGTTCTGCTTTAAAAACTTTTCGATTCCGCCTATAATGTTTTGCGCAATTGTTAATCCGATTCTGGCAAATGAGCCGGCAACTTGTCCAATTGCATATGCGAATGAATCGAAAAAATTATTTGCTGCTTTAGCAACTTCTGAATCAGTGAAGATATCCTTTAAAGATTTCCATATGGAATCGAGATCCTTTTTTATTCCGTCAAGAATTGGTTCGTAATCTCCTAATCCATCCCAGAATCCTTTTGCGATTAACTTAGCCAACTGTTTAAATCTGTCGATTATCTTTTTTAGCGGTTTTGACATTTTATCAAGAACTGTCTCACCCTCTGCCAATTTTCCATAATCAACATTTTGTACAGCATCTTTCATCTGATCTGCAAGTCCGCCGGTTGCGCCCGGTACTTTTGACGATGAATCTGTGCTTTTATCCGTTGAGTAATTATTTATTTCGTCAAGAGGACTAAGATATCCTTTTGCCGCCTTAGTAGCTTTCTTAGTTGCATCTGCTGTATCATTTGTCGCATCTGCCAGCTTTTCGGCATTGTTGGCAGCATCTCCATATTGGTCTGCCGTATCAGCTATTGCATCTGTCCCGGCAAGGCCTGCACCACTTGTGCCTGTCTGGCCAGATGATTTCTTTCCGGTGATTAACTCCGTAAATGACTTGAAAGCATTTGCCAGAGTTGCCAGTTTGCCCAGCAAAATATTAATAACTCTCAAAACAGGAGTGAAGAGATTGATTAATCCCTGTCCAACTGTCGCCTTGAGAGATTGCAGCTGTAACTGCATCACTCGCACCTGGTTCGCCCAACTGTCAGATGTTCGGATGAAATCACCAGATGCGGCAGACAACTGTTTCTGTACAAAAGCCAGACGGAGAGCCACTTTCTCCTGTTCGGTCATGGCAGATGTGGTTTTCCCATATCCATTTGCCAGCGCATACTGGTCAAGTGCATTTTGCGTAAGGACAACGCCTAAATCTTTCAATGTTTCCGTCTCGCCCGTAAATACAGACTTTAGTTTCGTATACGCCTCGTCCTGACTGATGTTATAGAATGATGCTACATCACCAGTCAGCTGCGTTAGAGCCGTTGACATGTCGTAAGCCTGTGCTTCGGAGAATCCGAACGACTTAGACATTGCTCCGAACGTTCCAACATACCTTTTTGCCATTGTCTCTGACAGTCCGGCAGAGGTCATGGCATTCTTTGCAAATTCATTGACCTTATCAGACATGGTTGTAAATGTAACATCAACCACGTTCTGGACTTCTGTCAGATTAGAACCAAGTTCTACGCACTCTTTCCCAAACTGGGCCAGTTTCCCAATTGCAAATGCTCCGCCAATCAGTACGCCTATTTTTTTTACTACGCTGCCAAGTCCGTTAAAAGACTGCCTGATTGCTGATACGCCGTTTTGCACGCCTGATGTGTCCATTCTGGTATCAATAATGACTGAGCCATCAGCAGCCATGTGTCCACCTCCTAACTATTTGAGGTTCAACATCTCATTCAGCTTATCTTTATAAGCTTGCTCCTCGTCGCTGAGACGTGTTTTTATGTCAATTATGTTTTTATTCTCTTGATAGAATTTCTTTTCCCATTTATCGAACTTTTCGCCCTTTGCTTTTTTTGACCGGATTCCAACTACGGTGTTGAACAGGCACTCGCCAGATTCCATAAAGTATCCAAAAAACGTCCACCAGTGCATATAAGGTACTGATCTGATTTCTTTACCAGCAACCTTGTTTACAGCCGGCACGATCATATCTCCATCCTGTTCCCAGTCCATCAAACGGGGTTTGGGCTTGTTCGGGCTATCATCGAATTGACCACAATCAATAAACTCGCAAGCTTTCTGACAAGCTTCTGTAAGATGTTCCAGGGGTATGCTTTGCCAGTCCTCAAACAAAATCTGTAACATAACAACAGCTTTCGCCTGTTCGTCCAATTCTGGGTCATTCATGGCAACCAGAATATCAATAATTACTCGAAAATCCGTTCTGATAGAAAAATCCACCCCACTGATATTTAGTGAGGTGGGTAACTCATAGGCGGTCATTTTGTATACTTCTCCGTGTACTTATTGACTACTTCCTGCATTTTTTTCTTTCTCTTTTCAATTTCCGGAGTAAGCGCTTCATTAATTTTGTCCAGAACGATATAGGCAAACACCTGACCATTTCCAAAAACAGTTGTTGCGGTAATTGGTTCTTTGAATAAATCCTTAGATGCTTCGTATCCGAGCATATAATTGATTTTGTCCTCAATCTGTTTATTAATCTCCGCCATCTCTTTGCTGGAAGAAACATTCTTAACAGATTCCTGAGCCTGTTCAAAGAAAGTTTCCAATTCTTCCGCTCTTGCTGCAACGTTAATGTCAGTAGGGTTCAGCTTAAATGAAGAGAACACTTCACCCTGTTTGTTTGTGAATGTGAAAAGAAGAAATCCATCATCAATGTTTGTGTTAATTGTTTTTGCCATTTTCTATATCCTCCTAAAAATTATTCGCTGTCAGCTGTAAATGTTCCTGAAGTAATGTCAAATTTTCCTTTGACACGTTCTCCAACGTAGTTCACTGTAAACGGAATCTGATATCCAGATGTATCACCGCCGTAGGATGTCGGCACAACATGGCAATCCTGCTTGTATGCTTCGTATTTACCGGCTGTTGCTTCTTTCCAGAGGTGCACTTCAACTGCACTTGTTTTCAAATTATCGTCTTTAAGACGTTCGTCAACGATCTGCTGAAGCTTTTCGAACAGATCTGATGTAGTATCTGCATAGAACGGATCAGCGTCAGAAGAAGCTTCGTAACCATTGTGCTTGAATGTGGATTCTCCAAGAATATTTTTAGATGTTTCAGTATCTGGATTGAGTTCTACATTGTACTCTTCCAGGTCTTTTCCAAGACGCTCATATTTCGGCGTCAGTCCTCCGCAGAGGGAGCCTGCGTCGATATAATGAGCCATATATTTACGGTCAATTTTTCCTGTAACTGGCATAGAAATGTCCTTTCTGCCTATAACTTTAAAAGGCTGTGTAGGTTAGCGACTATCTCCAATTGATAGCCGGTTGTTACTTGTTATATTGCTTCGTAAGTATTTTCGTAGCGCACCGACAATGGTAACAACCAGTCCTGTACGCCGCTCTCCTGCGGTTCTAAACCATAGGAGTTGTCACGTGTGATACGTTTTATCACTCGCCCCTGTGAAAGCTCTGGAAACACATTTAAACGCGTCTCAGAGCCATTTATAATAACTGGTTCCCGGCATATCCATTTACCGAGATTGTCAAGGAACTTCTGAACAGATAGTTTCTGCCTTTCTTTGTCAGATGCTGTACGATATACCACGTAAAATGGGTACTGACATACCTGATGCATCGTTCCGCAAACGTCTTCTTTCTCTGAATAGATCAACGCCCCGTTGTCTGCCGAGAACGCAATTCCTGATTCTTTGCCGAGTTCTTCAAACTTGATTGTTTCATTTTCGTATAACCCTGGATACTGGTTTAGAAGTGCTTTCATGGCATCTGTCAGAATCTCATATCCAGTTGCATCTTTTCCGATAGGTTTATCCGCCATGTCTGCCACCTCCTGCCTGTGCTTTTACTTTACGAATCCATGTGTCGCCGTATTGTCGTTTAGCGGCATCAAACCACTTTGCCTGTGCCCGTGGGTGAGCCTGTTTGGTGTATTCAAGATTTTCCTTTGCGGCTGTCCGACCAGAAAACTGACTAACGAGAACTTTCTTTGCTCCACGTCTTGCGTAGGGACTTCCAGTTGCTTCATCAACCATTCCTTTCCCCTCGTACAGAAAACGTCCATAAGGAGCCGCCGCCGCGCATACTTTCCCAGTTCCTTGTAAGGATGTACTCTCAACTCTTGTTCGGTTGATAAAGTCCCCTGTAATCATCGGCATAAACGGCACCATACTGTCCATAACCATTCCATCAAGGAGATACTGGGCTTCTTGATACTGCCTTGAGAACCTGTCCATATTCAGTTTGATTTTCATATCTCCATCGACTATGGAAAATCCTTTGAAATGATGAATTTTACTCATATCACTTACCCAAAATCTCAAAGTGTGGAATCAGTGTGTACGGACCGCCTACACTGGTAACCTTAAACACGTTATCCTTGTTCTCGTTCATGTACTGGTAGAATCCGTTTCGATAATCACCATCAGTTACTGCTCCACCAGTCCATTCACCCTCCCAAAAGAATGATTCGTCCGAGAATGTGATAGTATCTTCCAGAGCATTGTTAATCTGCCTTTTCCACTCCTTCGAAGGCACCCATGGGAGAATCTTGCCATCTTTATCGGTAATGGTTATATCACCGTTCTGAACAGCATAACGAACGTGCAACTGTGCGTTGTCAGTTGCGTCTGGTCCGTACTTTTTAAGGATTGCTCCCTTGTCCGTAATGAGATCAACGCCGGATAGCACGTGAGGATACCAGTACGCATCTCCTGTCGTGGCTGATTCGTAATAGTCAAAAATCGTCACCGTTTTTTCGTACATGATACCCTCTCCTTAATATTATTCTTTCTGCGTTGTCTGCTTAATAATCTGATTCACGCCAGTAGCCGATAATCCGTTAAACATACCGACCGCAACCGCTGTGATATAATCCGTTGCCGGGAAGTCCGGGATAACTCCCATCCCGACAGCTCCGAGAATGCCACCAATAACCGCCATGATCACTGGAATCCATTCATCAGAGATTCTTTTTGATGCTTTACAGCCCATTCCTACGATGTAGCAAATCATAACGATTGCTATACATGAGCCTAATGTTGAAATGTCCATAGCTTAGTCCTCCAGATTCACATTTTCCATAACTGCCCTTGCTTCCAGAACTGCAATATAATCCGTCATTGCTCTTACCTGCATATTGTAAGTACTTCTCGGACAAGTAGGAGTAAATGGGAGTTCTCCTTTATCCCATTTTTCAAGCATATTCGCAAGTTTCTTATATCGAATAACCACCTGCATATACTCTGCCTTAAAGCGTTCCTTGTAATCTGCACTATTCATCATTTCAACAGTCTGTTTTAATTCCATCATTTCTATCACACTCCTGCATACAATATTGGTATTCCATCATCCGTCCTTACTCCCATCAGAAGCGGCAAAGCTGTCTTAAGAAGCAAGTCGTTCGTTTTCTGTGCATCTCCGGCGGCGGCATATACCGCACTCCATTCCTTTGCACTCGCTCCAATCTGCTGAGGTGTGGCGTAGGAAATGGATTCACTGCCGGAGGATACAGAGGTTACTGCACCGGCTTTGATGTTCCCGACATTTGTGTCGGTAAGATTTGTCGAAGCCTGATTGATTGCGTTCTTCTCAGCAAGTTCAATCTGATACATTAATTCAGCTAATGAACAAACTGCCTTTTTGATGCGCTTCTGTGAGCGTTCATTTGTTGGCAGCCCATCCACCAGTCTATCAAACGTCATTGTGTCCACAAAATCACTGGCTCTTTCTGCCAGTCGTGGAAAGTCAGCTTCTGGCACGACATTGCCGAATGATTCTGTATAGAATTTATAATCTGCGTAAGCCATGCCAGTTACCTCCTGTGTTTATGATTTTGCTGTTACGCTCGCACTTCCGGCATTCAGCGCTTTGTATGTTCCATCACACTCAACCACTGTGATCTTCTGTCCGGTTGCCGCTGTGATATCGGCTTTTCCATCCCAAGTACTCCAGTTTCTGAGATTCTGTCCATATCCAACAGTTACTGCATCTGCTGCAACTTTGTATTTATACACATTGCCAGCGTTTTCTTTAGCCGGATTTACAGTGATTTTTGTATCACCAGTTGCTGTTCCTTCCGCAGATGTTACTGTCAGAGTGCCGAGCGTTGGTGTTTCGTCAATGGTAATTACTGCAATTGCATCAATGTACTCTGCAAAAAGAGTAAGTCCCATAACCGCAAACGCTTCGGATACTGCTGTGTGGTAGTTGCCCTGTGTATGGAATCCGATCAGGTTTGTTTCGCCAGATACGGTATACACAAGACCTGCTCTCGCAAAGTCAGATTCGTTCGGGTCAACATAGTAAAGTACGATGTTCTCGACAGGGGTAGCAATAACCTGTCCTCTCGGGATTTCGCTGTCGGATAACAGGAAGATAGTATTGAATCCCATGAAATCCTTCATATACTGGAATCCGAACTGGTTCTGAATAGTAATCTCAGCTGCTCCGAGATATTCATATACGTCCAGAATATTCACAAATCCAACAACACCAGTCACATTTCTGTGCATCTGCTTGAATTTGTTTTCTACTCGACCCTTAGCCATTGCCAGAGCCATCTGGAATGTAGTTTCTGTGGAAGTAAGTGTACCGGTTTTCAGATAGTCGTAAAATCTGCCGGTAACATCAGTCTGAAGCTGGAAAAGGAATTCATCATCAGTCATCTGAACGGCGTTCTCATAACCGTGGTCCTTGATTGCTTCGATAGATACAGCCTTTGCGTACTTTTCGATAGTCATTTCCGCATAGGTCTTTTCTTTTACGGTAAACTTGCTGTAAGGGATTTCCTCACCCTCACCAACATTTCCACGCTGTAAAGTACCCTCTGCGTATTTGGACTTGAGTACAGCACCCGGCTGCTTTTTGATAGGTCTCATGATACCCAGAATCTCACGCAAGTGTTCCCAGTTTCTTTCGAATCTGGTAACAAAATCAATCTCACGTGCCGTTACCTGGATATCATTAGTCATAATAAGATTTGTTTTTGCTGGCATAAAAAATCCTTTCTACCCATAATTGTTAAGGTATTGGGTTAGCGGCTATACTCTGGTGTATAGTCGGTGTAAAAATCACTGGAATAACTGGATATTCTGAGCAATTGCAGCCTGTCTCTCGGACGGGTCTTTGATCGCTTCGATATCTTTTTTGGTCATACTTCCCGGTGTCTGCTGCTGTCCAACGTGAGTGGTAAATCTTGCCTGGTTCTGCTGAGCCTGCTGCTGAGATTCGTCCACAAAAGCGGATGCATCAGACTGTTTCATCTGCTCAATCAGATCATTTAATCCGAGAATTTTGCCGTCTTTCAGCTTTAATCCTGCTTCTTTGATGTCTGCCATGACTGATTTCTTTGCCGCTTCGCTGGAAAACTTAACGTCATCGAGTGCCACTTTCAGAGCATCCGAGAAATCACGGTCGTAGATTTTTGCATTGAATTCTTTCTCTGCATCTGCCGCTTTCTGTTTCCAAGTCTCTAACTCACTTTTAATATTTGCCGGGTCGATACCATCAAAGCCTCTTAAGGTTTCCTCTGCTGTCTCAGCGCGTTCTTTCCAGTTATCGCGTTCACCCTCGACTTTCGACAGAGTTTTCGCTACTTCCTTTGCGTTCTTGTAATTCTCAGAAAGTGCTTTCTTTACATCTGCCTGTTTATCCTCCGGGATTTCAATTCCAAATGATTTTAATGTGTCAATAAGTTTCTGCATAACATCCTCCTGGTCGTGTTTATTGACCTGCCGCCGCAGGTAATGGATTAAGCCAGTTAGACCACTGGCAGGGTAATCGGAAAGGCAGGAATCGAACCTGCGACCTCACATTTACAGTGCAATCTACCACTGAGCTACATTCCGCGCCGCCTTTAACGGCCAGTTGACAGCGCAACTGAGCTGATTTTCACCATAAGGCCTCGGTATGCTTTTTAGGTTCGTCAACCTTTAGGATTTTTACAGCAATAACCTTTTTAGCATCATGATGTTGTGATTCAGTCAAATCATAGACCGCCTGCAAGCAAACAGCATAATTTTAACCGAATCAAAGCGGAACGCCCGGAATCGAACCGGAGACCAGAGCGCGACTCTGTCAGTTTACCACTAGCGTACATTCCACATAACCCGGATTCCCGGGTTAGCAAGGTGTTTAACGTGTTATGCCTGCCACGAGTTGTTTCGGATATTTATTTCTTTTTTAAAAGAAAAGTATGAATAACAAAAACCTTAATCAAGGAGGTAAGCCATCTTGCGTGCCAGATGACAAATGCGCACGGCAGGATTCGAACCTGTTTAACTTTCCATTAAAGCGTGCGCACCAGCTACAAAAATTAAAGAAAGGAGGATTAAAACGAAAATGTCAAAACAACCGTTTTACTTGTGCTTCCTGCTGCACAATTACATTATAACAGATTTCTTTTAATTACCTCTCTACCACTTTTGCGTTTTTAGAGCATATCACGGAGTTTTTCCACGTATCTCTTGACAAGATCACGTTCCTCCCGGCACTCTGCATCCTTGGACATATCGCTCATTTCTGTTGTGAGTTCGTCCAGATGCTCTTCCAGAGCGGCAAGCATCTTTCTTTTGCAGTCTTCAGACTTGCCGGAGCGATAGCTCTGCTTCTGTGTCATATAGTCGTCATAAGCATCTCGCCCATCAGAGCGGCTGTAATGCCCTCTAACATAATGCTCGCCACGTCTGGCATAAGAACTGCCACGGTCGTAATCCGGCATCATTCTGCCGTCGTTTGCGCTGTATCTCCCCATGCTGTCGCGCTTTCTTCCACGTTCGCTGTAATCGTCATTGTATCCACCACGCATCTCATCAAGGACAGTGTTGTAATACTCCACTTTCTTATCCCAGTACTGCGTGTTCTTTATGTCTTTGTACATATCAATCAGTTTGTATGTCATTTCCAGATTTCCAGTGGTCAGTCCACTGTCAGCGATTTTGGACAGCTCGTCTTCGATTCTTGCACATAAATCCTTAATGTCTCTCATAATCACACCTCCTACGCTTCTCTGGTTACGACAATGTTTGCGTTCGCAACAGAAATTGCCTGATCGCTTGTGTTCTCTACCGCGATATTAACGCAACATCCGCGAGGTACATCAATATAGATACCAGAGGACACATTGTTATACTGGTCCACTGCTGCCGGTGTGGAGATCATCTGAGAAGAAAGAACCGGCTCACCAGAAATTGCAATAGCCAGTGAGATAGCTCCGACAGTACCACCTGTTGGAATTGCGATATTACCAGAAAAATCCACGAAGAATCTCGCTTTACACTGATTAGTCAGTCCTCTCAGAGTGATGATTCCGCTTCCCTCTCTGTGCTGGATGCAGTTAGAACCTTTAACTGCTGTGTTTGAAAATACTACGTTTCCATTTGCTGCTACCGTCTGAGCAGCTACACTTGTAAATTCTGCCATAATTTTTACCCCTTTCATATCACAAAAGGACAGGTCTCAGCCTGCCCCTCTGTGTAATACGGCATAAGCCGACATTCGAATCAATCGAAAGATACTCTCGATATGAAGTTATCAGCAATTGCATCCGGTGTTGCATCCGCATCCACATCCGTAATATGTGTTCGGGTTAGGAACCTGATATGCCGGAATCGGTGCTGGATTGATTGCATTAATGAGCTGCTGTGTCTGAGAAGCCATTGCAGTTGTGAGAAGTGCGCTCTGGCGATCCTGAGATGCAGCACGTCTGAGATCATTATTCTCAGCCTGCAGACTAGAAATCTTTTCATTGCAAAGATAATCTAAAACGGCTCTCGCATTTGCATTCTGGTTATCAATGATGTCTCTTGTGTTACTGTTCATGGTGTTCTGCAATGCACAGGTGTTCTGTGCCATATTGTAGTTCACGCCCTGGATAGCTTCCCGGGTCTCGCAGCAACAGTTCGCAAGCTGAGCCTGTAAAGCATTTGTATTCTGCATGTTTGCTACAGTATCAGCATTGATTGCCTGCTGGATTCCAAAGCCGGTCTGCATGATGTTTGTATTGATTCCGTTAAAACCGGTAAGCATACCGTTATTCATGGCATAGAATCCATCACACAGGCCACTATTGATTCCGTCAAGTTTGCTGATTACTGCGGAATTGTCAAATCCTCTCTGAATGTCTGCCTGAGTAGCTGCTGTGGCTGCATATCCACCGCCATTGCCGTTATTACCCCAGCCGTTGTTTCCCCATCCAAAGAAAGCAAAAATGAATAAAACAATAATCCACCAGCTACCATCTCCGCCAAACATGCCGTCATTATTTCTACCGTTTCCAGTAGCAGCGGCAATATCTGCTAAGCTATAATTTCCATCCATAATATAATCTCCTTTTTGTGTATTTACATCAATCTGGCCAGATTGTAATGTACTATTTCATTCCTTTCAACATGTGTTGAAACTGTCCTGCCATCTGCTGAACCTGATTAAGCTGCTGCTGAGAAATCTTTCCAGACTGCAACATTTTCTCAACTTCTGCTTTCGGGTCTCCCTTAAAATTCTGTTTAAACTGCATAAACTGCTGCATCATCTGCATTGGCCCGTTTCCCTGTGGCATCCCACCACCGAGGGCATTGAATAATGGATTACTCATCTGCGTTTCCTCCCTTGACTGCTGATTCCTGCACGGTATTAGCCCTAACAGGTTCAGAAAAAGAATTTAATCGGTTTATGATAGCTTCGTATTTACCCTTTAAATCGTCGTATTCCTGTCTGGTGACATATTTACTGTCCATGTTCTGAACAGGCTGCTTAGGTGGCATCTGAGTGCCTACTTCATGGTATTCAAACGTCCGTAATGGTTGTGGCATACCAGAAGCGTCTGTAGATTTTATGTAGAACTTTTCGCTCTCTGAATCCATCAGTAAAACACTTGTCCCAGGTGCTACTAGATAGGATTTTGCACCGACTTCGCCAGATACCCACAGGATACCATTGTTATTCTGTTGCGGTTGTTGCGCTGGTTGAACTGGCATCTGGACAGGCTGTTGCTGGAACTGGTTCATCTGTCCCGGAACGCCAAAGCTATATTGATAAGGATTGTTATATAATGCCATCTTATGCACCGCCTTTCTGATTATATTTTTACATAAAAAAAGAACCGGAAACAGGTCGTTTCTGGCTCTAATTAGTATCCAAAAAGTATCAGCACACTTTAATTATTTTATTGTTCACCCGGCGGCTTAACCGTTTCGCCGTAGATATGCTCACGTTCATCTGTTCAGCGCAGTATTCGAGCGTATATTCCTTACATCTCAGCCGGAACAGTCTTTCTTCGTCCGGTGTGAAATTACACTCTATCAAGAACCTGTCTATATCTTTCTTTGTGAACACATATAATTTCATGAGCATACCCCTTATTAATGCAATTAACGCTGATTCTGTGCAAGATACTCCGTGAGCTTCTGTTTTGTTTTTTTTAATTCTTCTACATTATTCCCACTAATCTGACTATCCAGCATGGTCGACAACACTTCCAGAATTAATGAATCTCGCTCTGCAATCCTCTGAAGACTTTCATAATCTCGTCTATCATGTTCTTCCAGTGTCTCTACTCGCTTATTAAGTCGGAATGCCGGAGTAATCCACTTAAAGATTACGGCTGCCGCGCCCCCAACAATAGACACCCCTCCACAGATAGAGAGAAAAATCTGTACAAATTCTGATATGCTCATTTAGCTACTCCTTTTCCCAGTAGTATACCGGGATCTCATTTCCGGAATCCCATGTATCATAATATTTACCGTCTTGTACTGTCACCACATGACCATCTATGCAGAGAATGTATGTACCTGTCGGATGGTCTGTGCAAAAGTCGTTGACTGTATAGACATACCGTTCTGATTGCTCAATCAGTTTGCGTCTGTATCCATGCTTATAGAGATACGCACCCCAGACATAATTTGCGCTTGGCATATCTGACAGAGCGCATGCCTGTATCATTAATCCGACGAATACCGTTTCCCAGTCGAAGCCAGTTGCTTTGCATATTGCCCGGACAGCACAATCTCCGACTCGATTCCCGGCAGGATTCGGATTGTAATATTCCCATCTGTCCATCAGTCAATCCCCTTTGCTGTCTTATATCGTTTTGCCGCTCCTCTGGCTTTTGCGGCGTTCTGGCGGCTCCATTTAGCTATCATGAGCCGGTCTTGCAGTTCTCTTAGGTCATTCTGCTTGCAATAATCTTTGTATGCAGCATTTTGTTTCTGTAAAAGATAAGACTTCCGGTCAAGGTCTTGCTGAAGTGCAAATCTTGTCTGTTCGTCATTACAGTTATCAATCGCCGCTTGCATTCCAAGAACTTCACGCTTCGTTTTGCGGATTCTTCGCTCATAAGTGCGTTGCCGCTGTTCTTTTTCGTACTGTTTGTCTTTGTCAACTTTGTCCTGTGCCGATAGTTCTGCATAAGGATTAAATTCCCCATCACTGGCTCCAAAACTATGCCGACAGTTGACTCCTGACAGTCCGCTTGCCGTTCCATATCCAGTCAATGAGAATGGTGGAAATTTCTTACTCTTGCCAGAACGAGAGTATATCTTGCCTTGCCAAAACGAGTGATTTCCCGGATTCTCGCCGCCGTCACCTGTTCTGGCTCCTATGTGTGCACTGACCAGAACTAAATCCCAGTCCATTTCTTCCATGCGTTTGAGAGATATATCTCCCGTAGCCTGAGCCACACCAGTTCTGACAGAACGTGCAACTGCGGTTTCGATTGTGTCTTTTCTGCCAGATGGATATGTGACGGTAATACCATCGCTCACAACGTTATTAACTGCCTCTTTGATGGCTTGCGTATACCCGACCGCCCCTGTCATCACATGGTTATATGCAAGGTCGCATTGCTCAATATAGAGTCTCTGAGCGGCACTTGCGGTTGTTCTTGTAAAGTTCTTCCATTCGCCCATAGTCGCAAGCATATTCCGTTCCATGAGCCTTATCATAGCCGGAGACTGTTCGAGCGGTACAGGGCTTAATCCTGCCGCCTTGTATACCTTATCATCGTAGTTCATTGCAGTAATCCCGGCATCTTCAAACGCTTCAAGAAGTTCCTGTTGTTCGCGTTTAGTGTATTTGGATAGTTCTGCCAGAATGTCCTCTAGCAGTTCGCCGGATTCTTGTAGCGTCCTGATTCTCCATGCATCAGCATTAGTCAGAGTATAATCCTCACCTCTGCCGATTCTTGCCATCATTCTTGACACAATCTCAGAGACGATATACTGATGTAGTTCTTCGGCAATCTGTTCACTGCCCTCTGTAATTCTTCGTAAATATTCAGGACTAAGCATAGTATATCACCTCTTTCATCAAAAGTCGTGGTACATGTTTTGGCTTTTTTACTGCTTAATTAAAGTCCTCTTTAGTTAAGTAAAAACCTCATTAAAATATGCAGCTATAATTAAGCTAAACTGATTTAGAACCTATAAAAGCCCAATCTTTGTTGCTATTTTTTTTAGTTGATATATAAATATTTCCACTTGTTGATATATATAAATCACCGATATCAATACTGTAATACACCCCATTTGGGTCGTTATTGTCTTTTGACGTACAACCAACACTATTATATTTTAGGGAATATCTCGCTTTACACTGTCGTCCAGACACAATTAAATTTGTATCTTCAAAATTCCATGTTTTTGAAACGTGTTCTTCGTCTGCATCTAAAATTAAATTTGACTTATGCATGCCAGTACCACAAAAAAAAGAAGACGGGGCAATTCCATATCCAGGTTTTATTTCTCTTCTCTGCATATTTACTTGTATATTATTAAACTTTGATACACTTTCTGAATAAATACAACATGATTTATATTCGTCCTCTGTTGGAACATCTTTAGGCTCAAAACCTCCATAATATAATCCGCACCTGCTCATTCTGCCTTGTATAAATGAATTATATAAATTTTTTGAATATATTGCACAATATTCTATCAAATCAAATTCGCAATTACTAATCATCATAAAACCGCCTTGGTCATATTTGATTGCTATTTGTTCTATCTGGTCAAACCAACTGTCGGACAGAAATAGTGTATTATTGACATTTGAATAAATACAAATAGAACAAAGCCTGAACCAACAATTATGAATCAAATTGTCATAATTTGTGCAATTTATTGCAATGTTACAGTGTGAAAAATCACAATCAGTTATATGTCTATGTTGCCCTGTTATAATTCCGGAACCAGAAAATCCAACAAATGAACAATTATCAATGCTGGACCTTGTCGTTTTTTCAACATTTACCCCATTTAGTTCATAAGCCTCTTTTGTATACTCATAATACTTTTTGCAATCTCCCTCTACAGAAATATTTCCACTCACATGCACCTCATATGATGTAGCTAAAAAAACCAAAGAATTTATTGAAACATCATAAGCTTTTTCATTAGTGGCAATAAGTGTTTTATCTGATTTTGCAATAAATTTCAAAACACTAATACCCATGTATTCATTATAACTTGACAATACGTCTTTATGTACTGAACTGCCAAGAATTGCTATTGATTTAGATATTGTTAATGTGTCAGAAACCATGTACACTCCGCTTGGAATGTATAATAGCCTTTTGTTATTCTCGCAAAATACTATTGCTTCCTGTATTGTTTTTGTATCATCAGTAACACCATCGCCTTTTGCGCCAAACATTTGTGGTGTTATGTAATCCTTTTTAATATAAGGTAAAAAACTACTAAATATTTTTTGCTCAGTTACACTTCCATCTTGCACTGTCGTTGTTGCTTCTGGGTGTTCATTTAACCAATTTGTTACTGCATTCTTGATTTCTTCCGGTGAAATCTCCCCGCCTATTCCTTTTAAACATAATTCGTATAAATACTTCTCTTTTCTCGTGATCGGCTTCGGGAGTTCGCCCGTGTAATCACCTGTCAAGTACGCAAGATATTTTTCTTCCCTTGTTACTGGTTTATCTGCCATCTTCTTACTCCTCTCCGAATAATGTTGGTTCGTCTGGCTGAGCTTCTTTGACCATTGCCTTAGCTTCTTCTAATACTTTTACTGCTTCAGGCAATGTTTTATATGATCCAAAATAATATTTCTTCTTATTTCTTTTAATTTGCACCTTATAAGTTCCCTCACTATAATAAATTCCCTTATATCCTGTTTTGTTATCTTTTCTTATCCTCTGATTCAAACACTGAGTTTCACTATCAGTCCAACGGCAGTTATCTGGTTCATAGTTTCCATTCACATTTATTCGATCTATGGACAGTCCTTCCTTATATCCATTGTTCAGTGCCCATTGTATAAATGCTTGCGGTTCTTTTTGCCATTCTTCACAAACTTTTATTCCTCGCCCACCGTAATAAATATAAGCTTTGTCTTTTGGGTTATTACATCTCCCCTTCATTTTTGTATAAACATTGTACAACTTTGTCCTTGAATATCCATGTGTTTTTACAACTGATTCTTTTTCATAATTATAACATCCGCAGCTTACAGTACTTCCATTTCTTAAATCTCCATGTCTAACGATTGTGATATTTCCACAATCACATTTACACTTCCATCTCCGAATCATTTTACCTGTTTTACTATAAATTGGTTCAGCTTCTTCCATAACTACAAGTTTCCCATATCTTTCACCCTCAAGATGCAATCTTATCTGATTTTTCATATTATATTCTCCTTTTATACGTATATACTCATATACGTATATCATAACATATTTTATTCTTTACGTCTATACGTATTTATGGTATATTCGTATTAAAGGAGGTGCCATAATGGGTAAAATTAAATTTACGACTACCATAGATGAAAATTTATTGGAGCAAATCAAAATTCTTGCAATTAAAGAAAAGTGTTCCGTAGCATCTATTCTTGAAAAATTAATATCTGATTATTTAAAATCTAATTCAGAGGGAAAATAAATCCCTCTTTTTTATTCATCATCAAATAATCCTTTTGCTTGTGTTTTTTCTGCTTCTTTTGTCATTGATACCGCCTCGTCTTTCGTCATTCCTTCAAACTTCACGAAATACAGCCATGCCGGAACCTTGCCAGTAGTCACATACTGCCACCATCTTGCACGGTCGTTTTCACGCACATACAAGATATCTCCGAAATCATAATTGACTTCATAAGTTCCAACAGGTGCAAGTCCGTACAGGTCAGCGTAAACGTTCAATGCGTAGATTACTTCATCCAGACAGGATTCCAGTTTATCCCTCACGTCTTTGACGAACTGCACTGTCCTCTGTTGTTCCGCTTCTACTCCCGTGGCTGTCTGTATGCCGCTAGATTCGTTGAAAACAAAGTAGCCATTAGAGAATCCAATCTTGTACCCTAACTGGCTTAAAATGGCGTTTATGCCGCTTATACGGGTATCTGTGTTGAGTTGCGGATTGATTTCTTGGTAGAATTCTTTCGCGTCCTGACCGAATACATTCTTAACAAAGTGCGGTAACCTCATCTCATTGCGCCTGCTCTCCATGCCCTGTGGCGACATGGCTGACATAGGCGTACCGTTTGGCATCAGCAGTCTATCATCTGCCAGGACAATTTTCTGAGAATCAAATATTTCTCCGGCATTACGGCTGTATGCAATGTCGAGGTCTTTTAACTCCTCGATAGCTTCGGCAAAAATCGGCAATCCCAATGGTGCATTAATATCCACGTTATTCGCTTGCGGCGTCCGCAGTACTCCGTACAGAGGCCCGTCCAGCTTCTCTCCATTTGCCTTGAGAATCGGCGGCGTATCTGCCATAAGGTCAGCCCATTTGGTCTGTTTAAGGTCAATCTTATCGCCGATTGACTGAGGGGATTTTGACACATAGGCTCTATTAGAAACGTAGTACGGATAGGTCGTCACGCCATCTATTGTAGTCTCAACAAACCTGTGATATTCGAGCCTTGTGTAGTGTTTCCGTCCAACTGTATACGAATCTTTAAATATAATCCCTTTGATTTCCTGATTATCGTAATCCACAATCATCACATCTGCCGGAGTAAATACATCAAGGCTCTCACCGTTCGGCTTGATAAATACTGTTCCGTAAGCACAGCCGTATTCTACCCAGTGGCGAATTTGGAAATACACCTTGTCAATCTGTTCCTGCAACCATGCCGCCCTTTCAGAGCCATCTATCTGAATGCCAATCGCCAGTGTTGCGAGCCGAGCTGTTTCTGAGCAGACAGATTTAGCAAAATTGATCGTCTTGATATTATTCTTATCATCCAGCCATTCCGGCGCACCTCTGTAAATGTTCGCGCACCGGTTAATCAGCGATTCCATCTCTGGAAATTCTGCTGCCTGAATGTTGAAGTCCTCTTCGGCTTGTTTTTTGAATATCATATTAAACCACCTTTTTAGTGTTGTTATAAGTCCCATTTAATCACCATTTTTCTTTTAGCTGATTTATTGGTGTTCCGGCAACTCCGGCACTCTCTCCGCTATCTGTTGCTTTGAAAAATGCATTCGGAATCTGTGGATACATAAATTCAAACATGAGATAATTTGCTGCATCGCAAAGATATTCTGTGTTTCCAGTTTCTTTATATTTTTTAATGTACATATCGTGTGATTCAAGTGCATCTACTAATTTCATTCCAAAGTTGTCTGCTGCTGTGCCATATTTATAAAAGCTGACTTCTACTCGATTCTGGCGTAATTTGTCAAATCTGTCCGAATACTCTTTCGGTAGTTCTATTCCTATTTTACTCATTATGCACTATATCCTCTTCTCATCGACAATGGACTTGTGGCGTATCTAAGGGCGTCTATATAATGATCGTTGCCATCTGGATAATCTGCAATCACTTCTCCATTGCTATCTACTTCATGCTCATAATTGATAATTTCCTTGTATGCTCTAGGCGTTCGTGCCGGATCAATGACTAATGTTCGGCACTGTAACCACTCAAAAGTATATTTGCGGCTTCCTGGTGTAACAATGGCTCTACGTGCTGGAAGCCCCGCATCTCGGAAGTCAATAATACTTTCTTCTTCATCAACTCCGCAAGATATTGAATAATCATCATATCCCTTTTGTTTTATCTGACCAGCCATTACTGTATTTCGAATTTTACATCCGCCAAGCTCATCCAGCAGGATAACTTTATCCTGATTAGGTACATAAGCCACACGAATAAACGCTTTTGGATCCGGATGCCATCCCCAGTCTTGTCCCTGATAGATACTTTGATACTTCTGAATTTCTTCATCTGGAATCGTTCGGATTTCTAACAACTCGAAGATATTTGTACCAAGTCCGACAGGTAATCCAAGATATTCATGCTGATAGGCTCTTGGATTCGTCTTTTTAAGATGCTCCGCATCATCAAGAAACTGTTGCCCAAGCCATTCAACAGGAACTGATCTGTAATCACTCTTATGCCTGTAACTGTCGTCTCGTGGCTCTTCTACATACACATTCGCCCAGTTGCTCCGGCTAATTGGCGGATTGAATGTCTTAAATACAACAAACTTACTGCCACCTCGAAGGACTGACTGTTGCACTGTACGAATTTCTTCAATGCCCGAAAATTCGTCAAGTTCCTCGAACCAGAGATACTTGAAATATCCCTTGCTTGCTTTAATAGATTTAGTCTTTTTTGCCTTGTCCAGTCCTCTGAATATGATTTTCTGTCCGGTAGGCTTATAAGTGTACTGCATAGGGCTTACACTGGTGTCCCATAGTTCATTGACTCCGAGTGCGTCAATTCCCCATGCTATCTGTTCATACACAGATTCTCGGAGTGTATTTCCGACTTTACGGAAAATAACAGCATTCGAGAACACATCATTCTCTGCATCCTGCATCATCAGGAAAGGAATCATTACGCCCACAAAAGACGACTTCGTGGACCCACGTCCGCCGTACAGATCGTAATATGTATGTTTCTCGTCCAGAATGTCCCAAAAGACTTCATAGAAGGCAGGAGCTATTATATCTTTCAGACTAATAGGATTATTATCCATCCTGTTTCTCCGGCCTTGGAATATTGTTTATGATTGTGATTCCACAAGAATCATTCTTGTTTGATTCTGCCTTTTCAAAACGCTTCATAAGTTCCCGCCCTGCTGCTATCCTTGTTTCAAGTGAAGCATCAAGGCCGAACTGGTCCTTTACTTCGCCCCTTAAAACGGATGAATAGAATCGCTGAATCTCTGCAATATCTGCTATGCGTTCATCGTCAATTTGTTTTTGCCGCTCCTGTATATATGAGGATATAGACGGTTTTGACAGGTTTTCAGTTCCCATTTGTCTTGCTGATTGCTCGCTGTATCCGGCCCTCTTAGCCGCTTCTGTGGCATTTCCACATTTTAAAAATTCATCTGCAAACGCTTTCTGTTTAGGCGTCAAGTCCATCTAATCACCTCTATCTATCCTCATTTTCTGACTGCCTCCCATATTTCTTTTAGGCACATGACCACATCATACTGGGATGCAGTTCGTAATATTTCATAATCACAATCTTTCCATTCTTTTCTTTTGGTCAAATGAAGTGTAGGCGTTGAGATTATGGTAAGAGTAATCAATCTTTCCTGTTCTTTGCTGTAAAATTGTGACGTTTCAATTTTTATAATTAATCCGGTGGATAATATAGCTTTTTGGAGTTTTCTTGTAACTGCTTTTAAGTTCGCCATGTCATCACCTCAATTCAAAAAAAACCCCAGTATAGCAGTTATATACAAATATAATACCACACTGGGGAGATTTAGCTCTCTACCACTTTTATAAATTTTTAAGTTTTTTTTAAAGTCTTCCAATCAATTTTGCCAGATGATAATATTCCGCCATGACCTTGCGTTTGTATCCGTAAAAGTCATTCTCTGTTGCAGGAACTGTCCTGATCTTCTCCATTGTCCGATAACCAATACTGTTCACGATGCTGTCATAGATTTGTGATTCAATGCCGGGTGCATATTTAATAGATACCTGTAACAGATTATATTTATCGCTTTCGCTAAGATTCCGCAAGTGGCTTTGTAATGTCGGTATATCGTCCGGCGGCACTCCGTAGTCAATCAGTGTTGCCTTTCTCAGCTTCATTTATTTCACCTTCTTCATTCAAACTCCAGTCGCATGGCATACCTCGAAAACATTCTGGACAGTGTTCGTAGAATCCGCAACCTTTGCAATCCGCTGGCTGTCCAGTGCAATATTGTTGTAATACGCGGTATGCTGATATAGCAAGGTTTGGCGTTATGTCTGGTGTAGGTCTGTTATTCATTTCTTCATCTCCTCCAACTTTTTCACGGCTTCTTCACGGGTGAAGAATATGGTTTTACCAATTTCGCTCATTGGAAAAGCTCCTGTTATTGAACCTGTATAGTTTTCGTAATAAAATATAATTTCATCTTCTATATCTGGCTCAACATAACTGTTACAATATCCATATGAAAATGCTTTTATTTCATACGATTCCGGATATCCAAAATCGTTATCCCATACCATATCCCCAACCTTACACGGCAATCTCACAAGCAATCCCTGTTCTTCTAAGTCTTCATAAACAGCAAGTTTCGTAAGAATTTTATCCGCAAACGGTTTTAATAATCCATCCGTAATTTCTTCTTTTGCAACTCCTGTACCATCAACATTTCTTTCTCTTTCTGTTAATCTCTCCATCTACTTCACCTCTTCCAACTTCTCGACTGCCAGCTTCAATGATTCTAAAAATTCATCATTTAATGCTGTGTGATCTGGATTCTCGATAAATTTCTCAATCGTGCTAATTGCTTTCTCTTCGGGTGAAGGGGCTGTAAGTCTTATTGATTTTGCAATTTCAAGAACTTCATCTATATTATCTTTCCAATCACATATATCACACAAATGCTTCTTGCACCTAGTATTGCTTTCACTCAATACGCATTCTGAACAGTTACATCCTCTACAATTGCATATATCTGCAATACGATTAGCAAACTCTCTTGCCGTCATTTCTTTTGTCCCGAGGAGTTCTGAAGCTTCGTAGAAAGCATCACACTCTACTCCGATACGTGCGCTGTGCACCACATCTTTGTTATTACAAAATTTTAAAATATCTGGAAAATGTTGTCCTGGCAATGGTTTACAATTGCCTTTCGAATACCAATGGAATCCCTGTTTCTCAGCTTCTTTGAGAAGCATTTCATTTTCTTCTTCTGTCTTAACCAAGATACATGTATTTCTTAAATCAACCATCTACTTCACCTCTTCCATCTGACTTTCTACAGTATCTGCGAGTAACTCCAAAGACTTAATAAATGAGTCCGTCAAGGCTGTTCTGTCTGGGTATTTAGTGAATGTTCTGACAAGGTTTACTGCGTCCTTGATTTTTTCTTCATCTTCGACGATTTCGGATGCTTCATACACTGTCTTTTTAACATAGTTGTAAGTAACAATCTTACTGTCGTAAAAATTCAATATGTTTGGAAACGGAATTACGATAGGGTTTAAATGGTTTTCTCTCGCCCATGTGAATCCCTGAAGCTTTGCCATTTTCAGAACACTCAAATATTCTTCCTGTGTCTTTACAAACACGATTTTTCCAGTTAAAATAATCATTTCTCCACCTCTTATCGCTTACTTTTTATCGCTTGTTTTCATCGCTTGTTTCTGTAATTTCTCTCAAGCAGGCATTCCAACCGTCGGCAAATAAGTTTTTCTGCACTTCGTAATTGCTCACGGGTGCAGTTGTACTTTTCTTCTCTGGTAACAGCTTCAATGGACACCAATCAGGTCTTGATTTGCTTTCGTAATCATAATGTTCTTCTGTTATCAGAATTTCAACGCAGTCTAAACAGTCAGCTAATTCACACAAACCCTCATATTCAAGTTCGCCGCAGTATGAAGTTCCGAACGGGCAATCATAGCAATTCTCTGGTGTATCTATTACTAATACTGATTTACTCATCTGATTCCTCCTGTAGCAATTCTGGATTGTCGAAAATGTTTCCAACTGGCATAGTGTCTACCATGTCAATCCAATACCCTAAATCTTTTCTAAGACATTTGTCATCCGACCAATCTACATAGAATCCGACATGTTCCGCTTTCTGAGAATCAAAACAATTTTGATAGCATCCATATTTGATTGGAGCATAGATTTCTCCGAAATGATATTTGATAATATCATTTTCCCAAATTTTCTGCCCGTTCTTGTCGGTCAGACCTGTGAACTGGCAGAGGGTTTCTGAGCTAACTTTAAACCATCTAATTACAGGAGGGCAAAAAATCTCAAACATACTGGATGTATCAATGCCGATAAATGTTTCACCTCTGCATTCCGTGTAATATCCTTCTATCCATTCACCGTTATCAATCCGCTTTGCCTTGAAAAGAATTTCTCTCATATCACACCTCTTTCGGTTTTTCACACCGCTCAAACTCAATCACCCAGACCCACGGGTTCGCATCCCAGCCGTAACTGTCAAGATTAGATTTCTTGATGGTGGAATCCCATACATCAGGAAAACCAAGTGCTGTTGATGTATAATCGAAACATCCCTCTGCTTCTGCATCATCGTCTGTCATATCCTGTAACCGCTCCACTCTTACGTTCGTAACATTCAACCAGATTCTCGCTGCTTTTTTCGGCATGTGGATGGATGGGTGCCATATATGGCTATCATTTTTAAATCCGCTTTCCGCTATCTTATCTGCTCTAAAAACATACTGTTTATCTGAATTTAAGGAAATCGGATGTCCCCATGTTTCCCGAACATACAGGATGTCACCCGGCTGATACGGCAATTTGAAAAATCCTTCGCCGTATCCATCGGCATACACCCCTCTGCAAGATATATATCCTTTAGGAGTAAATGCTGTATATCCCCACATCGCATCATCCGGAATGCCATCTTTAACAATCCTTCTGGTACAGGTCTTGCGTCCATCCAGAATTGCTCTCACCATCTCGGTATTAAATAAAATAGGCTTAATTGCCATTTACTCCACCACCTTTCACGATCTTGATTGCATAATCTATAGCTCTGTTCCATTCTAGGTCTTCATCATTTGAAACAACACGAAATCTGTTCATAAGTGATTCCACAACCTTGTCTATGTCAAAAGCTGTGTACTGTTTGTTAACACAATCAATAAACTCTTTTTGGTCGGAACTAATACTATTTCCAATTTCCCAGATTTTAATATATTCAATTAAATCGTCTGCATCAATCAGTCTGCTCATCTACTTCACCCTCTTTCTCATTGAAATCCAAGTCAACTCTAATCACATCCGTTTCTATCGCTGAAAGGCAGCTTACTTTCAAGTTATAAAATGGTTTCAACAGCTTTGAACCGGTATTGAATGTATCGTAATCTTCCCAGCTTCTACCCGGATGGCATATCTGAATTTTATTGTCGCTTTCGGGATCGCCGCCAATTGCTGCTATCAAATCAATTAATTTCATTTATTCATCCTCCCACACTCCCAACAACCGCATTCTCTCATACAGTATAGCAACGGTCTTGCGTCTGTATCCGTAGAAGTCCTTCGGATTCATCGGGATATATCTTTCTTTGCTGATTTTCCTGTAACTTTTCCGGTGCAAGATATTCTCAATAACCATATCCGCTATCACCGTGTTTTTCGGGCAAGCTGACAATGCAGCACCGGAAAGCAGGTATCCGTACTCTGCCGGGAAGTCTTTCAGCATCGTATTCAGTTTTTCAATATCCTCTTCCGGAATACCGTAGTCCTTCAGCTTTTTATTCCTTGTCAGCATACCGTTCTCCTTTCTATTCGTCTGGGTGGTGCTTGTCGTACATGATCGCTACACATACAAGTCCGGTCACGCCGACTATGATTCCAAGGGTGAATCCTAATAAGAATGTAATCATACAACCACCTCACTATCCGCTGGCATCTGAAAGATCATATTCTTTTTAAAACTTTTTATAAATTCTTCGTAGCCATTGACGCGAATATCGTTTGATTCTACAATTGCTCGATGTCCTGTAAATCCTGTCAAAAAAGTACAAGCAATTTTGTATTCTTCATAGGCTTCCTGAATCATATCCAGTACTTTCATGGCTTTTGCTTTGGTGGAATAATGACCCAATGAAATATATTCATCTTCTCCTGGATTCATCTGACTCCAACAAATGATTTCTTTGCCATTGATATTGTTGATATTCACAACAATATTCTCAAACTTTACCAGAGACATTTTATTCTGACTTCTGATTAACATTTTGCGTCCTCCTTATCTTTCTCACAGAATCCTCTGTGTTCATGCACTGAATACTCGATTCCACGACTCCATTTCATGTATGTGAGTTTTTCTCCTGTCAATTCGCATTTGTGTTTTCTTGCATTCAGATACTTACAGGTTCCGTCACAGTAGCTCATTTTTTGTCCTCCTTAATATCTATCAAATTCAATGTTGTTGTCTGAATAGAATTTGTAAGCATCCTCTCTGATTTTCTTAACTTTACTCATGATAATTTCTTTCGCTTTACTGACAGCTTCGCCAAAATCTTCTGTTTCAAGATCGTAGTTGAAAATATCCAATGCACTACAGTTGAGAAACAGTGCATCTCCACAACCAACGTATTTGTGGATAACAATTCCCAAAGAATTGCTTTTTAAAGCAAAAACACTCCCGGTTTTAAGTTCTTTGTTATATTTTGCATTACTTTTGAATTTCATTTTGTGTCCTCACTTTCCCCATGTAAGCAGCTGACACGCTATTGTGCAGTCCTCCATGATTAATTTATCCAAATGCTACCTGCCCGTTATTCTGCGGGATTCTTTAATACAATCCCTAACTCTTCTTTAATAGCGTCTACATAATCAATCCATTCTGCCAGACCGTCATTGATATAATCGGCAGCCCGGTCAAGTCCATTTCTGAATCTCTGACAGCGCTTCTCGCCAAAACCGAAATCATCATGCAGAACGGCGATCGATAATATTACAAATGAATCCGCTATAACCTCTTTTATCTTTTCTGACGCTTTATCAAGGTCTTTTACTGCCAGAGAGGTATGTATCCCGGTCACACCCCGGAACTTGCATTCCTGTTCGAGGGCTTCAATCCCGCCCTGTTTGACAATTCGTCTGGCAAGGTCAAGCCCGTCCTCCCTGCCCCGTTCATATTCACGCATTTTATTCATTGTGTTAGACCTCCACGCTTTTTTAGTTTTCCCATCCAACAGCCCTCCTTATCTTCTGAGTCAGAATGTCAAACTGTAAGAATAATTCTCTGTCCTTACATTTCCTTGCTTTTATGTCACAGTCGTAATCATTTATCTGATATTTTCCCTCCAACAGATCACCATTATCCAGATATCTTTGAAAGACTCCTTTAGAAATCCCGAACCGTTCCAAAATTTCTATTCTGCTCATACTGTCGACGAATGTACCATCTGCTGTAACAATGTCATAAAGTTTCATCTTGTCTCCTTACTTATCTTTCTTATTCCGTACCCAACTGGAGTATATGCTCTGTCGGTACTGGGGTGGTTCGTCTTGAGCAAACCATCATCAACCAGATTATTGATATGCTTCCAGACCGTAGCTCTCCCGGCATCCACCCTTTCAGAAATCTCTGTAATTGACGGTGCATATCCAACCAGTTTAATATAACTGACGATATACATATAAATTTCTTTCCTGAGAGCCTGTCCCTGTTCGTATCTATTCTTTGTGTTGTACATTCTTTCTCAATCCTCTCTGTTTAGAATCTAATAGCTTATTAAAAGCAACTAGACAATTCTTAATAAACTGTTTATCATTATTATCAGGGCACATTTCCGCATACTCTATAAGTTCTATCAGACGATCAGTGGCCTGCTTGGAATATTCGTCTGTAAGTTCAACTGAATAGAAATCTTTTATAGCTTTCCAGAATTCAGTCATGAATTTTTGAATATACGGAATATCCTTTGCTTCTACTTTCAATCTCCCACATCCTTTTGTATACAATATACTGTACACTGTATACGCTATATTAATTTTTAAAAATTATTTATATTATATATAATAGGTGTATAATATAAGTAACCCACAGTAACCGAGACGCAACCGTACTAATTCGTGTAAACCATTGATTTTACAGGTAGGTAACCGAGTAACCGAGTAACCCTGACTTTCTCATATAGGGAAACTTTTATACTCAATATGCACATATAAATACTCGTATATATATATGCAGAATCAAAGGTTACCTAGGTTACCCGGTTACCTTTTGGACGAATTGTTTGTCAATCAAATACAATATCATCCGCAACCTCAAAATTATCATTGCAATTTACGAATCCTTTAGGAATCTCATCTACAATTTTCAGGAACACGCATTTAGTGACAATTCCGTCCAGCTTCTTCGCTTTGGTCGGATAACCTCTGCTGTCGGTTTCCACAAGCCCCTTCTTAACAGCCCATGACAGGAATGCTTTCCTTGAAAATCTTCCAATTTTGCACAGATCATCAAACGCTGCGCTATAGATTATTGCGGTTGATGTCTTCTCTACCGGATCATTGTCAATAATTCCCCATCTCTCTGTTTTAATATCTGGGTAATCATCGAACTTAATTCCGTTCATAGCAATCTTGTCAACCACGAACCAGTAAGCACGCTCATTTTCAGACACCATTTCCTTCTCTGTCAGGAGACTCTTTGCTGTCTCAATGTCAATGTACTGACCATCATGGAATAGCTGATCTGTTGCAATCTTATCTGCTGCCAGAATGATACTCATCGAAATACTCTGCTTCTGCATCTTGTCATCGTCCTGTATAAGCCCCTGGTAGTGCTTTTGCAGGGCTTTTATATCATCAATGGACATTTCCTTGACTGCGTTCACAAAGTCGATTCCTGCATATCCGTAGTTCTTTTTAAGGGTATCTGCGGTAAGCTGTGGATCGTCAAATATCTTTTCGGAACACTCAACCTCAATAATTCGGTTAATGGCTCCGCCTTGGCTGACATATCCGGCAAGCGGACGTTCACCGTTGGTCAGAATACAGTTCTGCCAGCGGTTCTCCCGGTTGACACCCAGTTCTTTATTAGAACGACTCTTTCCTTTGCCGGAACACAGGTCGTACACTATGCCCTCGAAGTTATCCCTGATCTTGGCAGATACCTTGGAAGTATCATCCAGAATTAGTGGAAGATTGTTAAGCATGTCAGACTTTGCTTCCAGAGCCACATCTGTTGTCTTGAAGTCTCCTATGTACCTAGATTCGCCTGGATTCGCCCAGACGGAAGCTCCCAACATAAGCGTCACAGTCTTGCCGCCCTCAGTTTCTCCCCAGAGGTCCACAAAAAATGGAAGGGCACCGACCAGTTTAATCAGAATACTAGCGAAACTTGCAGCTAGCATGATTTTCGGCTCTATTCTTCCAGTGGCACGAACCTTCTTCACATGCTCATACCATTCTGTTCTGCTTCCACCTACGCTGATACTTTCATACAGCTGCCGGAACCTCATATCTCCATCGAATACAATATCCTTGTCATAAGGCAAGAAATAATCCCTGATCCAACCAATTTTACTGGAAGAATACTGAATATTGATATAATCGTCATTTGCATTCTCAACATCTGACAGATACCGCACAAGAAACTTTGCATTCTCTGAAGTTACTGAAATCCCAAGCGCAGATAAGCCAACGATTTTAGTAGATGATGCAACCATGGTTTTCGGTACAATAACCTCGGACCATTTATTATTTCTCTTATAGATTAGCTTTATCTGTTCTTCTCCAGTCTCCAGATTCTTCATTCGTTCAATCGGAAGAATAGGATGATAGCAGGCTATAATATCCGGCGATCCTGGATTAGTATTTGATATTCTGATTCCATCATCGTCCGCCACCCAGTTAAGACACTTCATTCTGTCATATTCACAATCAGAGAAATTAGTCCACTGGTCCAGCATAGACAACGTCCTATTACTTTTCTCTTTCTCAATCATCTGCTTCTGTACTTTTGTGTAAGCTTTAAGCAAATCTTCAAATTTTTTCTTTACGCCAAGCTCTTTGGCTCTGTCCAGAAGAGTCAGCGTAAGACGTGCCTTGTATATCTCGTCTTCCTGACTGAATATCTCGTCAAACACTTCTTCGTCCAGAATAGAATCCTTCGTGAGCTTGTTTATCATTTCCACTTTTAATCACCTTCTTCCAGCCCTGTTATGAATCCATGGTGATATAGTTCAAGTTGTAACCTGTTCCACGCCTCACACCATCCGTCAGACAATGGTTTCACCCTGTCAAGGATAGCCCGGTAGAAATCTACATCAGACAAGCATTCTTGCAACTCGGCCTTTTTCTTCCATTCTTCCTTTTGCCTCATTTCCATCTGCTTCTGATGGTGATATATTGCCATTCTGGAAGAAAAATCTGGTTTCTGGTAAGTTCCTCCAAGTACGGTAAAAGCTGTCTTAAAATCGCAATTATCCATGTTCTGAACGAATGTAAATATGTCACCAGTCGCACCACAGCCGAAACAATAATAGCTGTCTTTGTAGATTTTCATGGATGCAGTACGGTCGCCGCTGTGAAAGGGGCACTGTATAAACCCTGCTCTGTTCGGAACCATGCCATATCTGCTCAGGACGTCCCTCATGCTATTCTGTTGTTTAATTGTTTCTTTATCCATTTGACAGAATCTCCAAAATTCTTTTGCCGGTGTCTTTTTTGTCACAAAACAGAAATTCAACGCCATATTTCCGTTGCATTGTGCAGAGAATCTTATACAGAACGTCCCCATGCATAACTTTCTGCTCCTGATCTACCCAGATGCCATTCTTTTTAACCCTTTTCTTCGCCCGGGGGTTCTCCCACCAGAGGACATCATCCAGTTTCTCAATCCCTTTTCCGTGCTCACACAGGAACACAAGTTTTATTCCTGCTTCGTTTGCCCGGATAATCTCAGCACGGAATCTTTCATGCTGCTGGCACACATTGCCACATAATTCAGAGAGATTTTGCTTTCGGTCAACAACCAGTCGAGGGTTGTCATAATTCATGTAATCCCCAACATAGAGCTTCGACACAAACCATTTTTCTCCTGCTGCATCAAATGCTTTCTTAATGCCATCAATAACTTTTTGATGTTCTCTACTGTCAATTTGTATCATGCGAACGGCATCTCCTCGTCAATTCCATCTGGAATGCTCATAAATCCGTCTGGGTCTGTTTCTGGATGTGGCGTCTCCGACTTCTGCTGGCTCTGGTTAGCACCTTTGCTTTCACCAAACTCAATTTCTTCCACAACAATGTCCGTTGTGTACACCTTCTGCCCATCACGATTAGTGTAACTGCCGGTCTGGATTCTCCCGGATAAGTCCGCTTTCATTCCTTTAGAAAAATATTTCTCGATAAATTCTGCCGACTTTCCGAAAGCGATACAATTCAAAAAATCTGCTTTCTGATCAGAACCCTCTTTCACGAATCTTCTGTTTACTGCAATAGAAAACCTTGCAATAGATGTTCCATCATTGGTGTACTTGATTTCTGGATCACGTGTAAATCTTCCTGTAAGAATTACTTTATTCATGCTGTTGCTCCTTTTTCTGTATGCTGTTTGTCATAGTCAATTAACATCTTCAGACATTTCTGACCCTTTTCCTTGGTAAGAGACTTAATATCGTTTACCTTAAAACGAGTTTTAATCTGTTCCAAAAGCTTAGCTTCCGGGTACTTGTCAATAATATTTTTAATTGACATAGTAGTCTCGGAACTAATCATCTCGGTTTCTTTTGCCGATTCTGCTTTCCTGCCGGACGTTTTTTCTTTCTCTCCTGTATTAGTGGAATCACTGTCTTTGTTATCATCAATGCAGAACAGTCCATTCAAAGCGTATTTTCTGGCATAAGATGAAGCTGCACCTGTCACCTGTGAAGAATCCATGCCTTTCTTAGACTCTTCTTCCCTTGCATAAGCAACGGTTGTAATCTCGCCGGTATCTTCGCAGTCGTTCAGATGAGCTTCTGCTCTGACATATATTCTGTCTCCGACAACTTCCATCCGATCTGTGACACTTAACACAGTCTTTGTTTCTGCCAGAAGTGGCTTTACAGCTTCCAGAATATCCTCACAGCTCCTGTATTTGTATTTCCCGAAGGAATTGTACTGCCTTTTAGGGGCTCTCAGTTTTGACTGAATAATCCCTAACTTCTCATATATATTCACTTCTATTCCTCCTTGTCATAAACCACATGTTTGCTGCCCTCAATAATCAGCAAGCTTGCAATATCTTTCATTGATAAGGTTGATTCGTTATAGATTTCGACCAGTGCGTTGTATGCGTCCGATGAAACCTTTACAACCTGATTGTCTTTTCCGGTTACCAGTTGTTTCTTTCTTGCCGGAATACGGATTTCAAATTCACTCACTGATACTTTCCTCCTTATATGATTTCTGAGCCGTTAAAAGCCCATTTAAAGCCTGTACGTAGCTCGCCAATGTTCTTGCCTTGTATGATTCTTCAATGGGGTTATCTGTCACAATAGAAAGCTGCCCATCTATCAAATTAAGAATTTCGTTAATCCTCTCCTGCATCTTTCTCCACCTCGCTAAAAAAACAGTAAACATTGTCAGAACCATCTCCCCTTGCAGGGCTAATACTGCCACCCGGAAGCAACCCACTGGCACTGTGATATTCAAGATGATTCAGATACATGTCCGGGTTCTCCCAGTCAATAATGTACTGCTTCCGCTTATTCAGCTCTGACAGAAGCCCATTTACTGTCGTTATCAGTTCCATTGTCGGCAGGAGCTTCAGCTCCATTTGATTCAGCATCTAACGGGCACCTCCCATCTATCAGAAGTTCCAACAAGAAAGCTTTGATTATTCTGAGGCTTTCACGACTTTCTTTCTCATAAAATGGGTTAAAAGATACGTTTTGGTACAAATCCCATTTAAATTTGTCTTTGAGAAGGAGAACATCTTCTTCCCTTTTAACCCCTCTTACTCCCAAACCGTAGCCCGAAAAATCAAAGGTGATATTTGCTGTCGGAACTTCGTTCACAACTCTTTTGCATAATCCATATATTTCATCAATCTCTTTCTCGAACATCTTCTTATCCTCCTTATTTTCTACTGCCAGTCTGCTTTCATCTGGCGTACTGCCCATGCTGCCGAGATACCGAAAAAAATATTCAACCAGATAGGTATATCCACATATTTCCCGGCAAGCATGCAAACAGCAATTAGCATATATTCTTTCATTTCATTTCTCCCAGAATCCACGCAAGGTTGCTCGCTACCAGTGCGGCGGCTGTTACAATCCATGCTGTGAACCATCTTTTTGACTTCTTCTTGCTTTCTTCGACAATTTCAGTCGCAAGTGCTACTTCGATGTCAGCCCATGTTAGCTGATTTTCGTTTCTAATTTCACTCATATCTTGCTAATTTCTCCTTATTTTTTCTTATTTGTCTTTACAATTAGCAGATAGAGGCTTATAATTAACCTGTATCTACTAAGTGCGATTTAGTAGATGCAAGCTCCGGGGTGGAGGTGTCATCTCCCTCCGGGGCACCTACTTATTAAGAGCAGCCTTGCCTTTCCAGACATGACCAGTTACTTCATAAACCTTTCTGGGACTTATAATGTAAGTAATTCGTCCACCGGAAAGGCTTTTAGCCGGCTTATTGTTCTGAATAGCTACGCCAATTGGCAACCATCCGTATACAATCCCTGCCCGGATTGCTGTAATAGGGAGCCCGATCAGTTGACTTGCATCAGATACGCTCATACTCTCTGATGAGAATTCTGGCATCTGTGGAATACCTGATATGATTCTCGCAACCTCTGCGGCGAACTGATGAATCTGTGCATTTTCTTTAATGTAAGTATCGACTTCGCTCATTTTATACTCCTTTCATATTTATCACCTATTGTATTTCCTTTCCCCTCTACCTATAATGCATTTACAGGCACCGACATGCCGAGTATAACGAAAGGGGAATTATATGGTTGAAACAATTACACGACTGTATCATTGCCACAAGATTCACAAACACGTGACTGTTTATGAAGAGTATGAGGTTTCTGATAGCGGTCGCCACCTACTGCGGTGCTCATGTCCATATCATCAATACACGGAAATGAAGCCGCACTGTGATGGGTATAATGACCATGGTTTTCAATGTGGTTATGCAAAAAATCAATAACCAGGCTCACTAACTCATCTGGTCGCTCACTTGGCGATAGGTAACAGTAAAGCCGTAGGTCACATTTGCAACAGTCTCCACCAGATTCTTTGCAGTGTTGACTGACGGCTTTATTAAATTGTAATGCGTCCATTTATTCTCCTTTCTGCTCTGGAATTTTCGGTTCAAGAAACTTGTCAGTCCCAACAGATAACGCCCCGCAAATTAATTCGTATTCATCGAAATCTAATCTGCGATTTCCATTGAGAGAAAGATTGAGTTTCTGAACAGGAATGCCAGTTTTATTGGCGACAAATGTCTGTGTTATGCCGTTGTTCTCAAGGTATGACTTAATTTTTTTACCAACGCACATTCTCATTTCTCCTTTCTGTTTGAATTTCGTTCTCATCGAACAATTACAGTATAACTTCGAACTATCCGAATGTCAAGAAGAAATTTCGAGAAAATCGAAATTATTTTATTGACAGTTCGAAATTTCTATATTATTATTAATCATGAAAGGAGGAACCGATAATGACATTTGGCGAGAAAATCAAGCAAGCCAGAACGGCAAAGAAGCTGACTCAGAAGCAACTTGCAGAAAAAATCAATGCAAAGCATAATTCAATTAGCGACTGGGAAAAAGATAAGTGTAAACCAGATATGGACACCATTGAGCTTCTATGTGGCGTTTTGGAAGTAACACCGACATACCTCATGGGTTCTAAAAGCGATGACGATTATGCAATCATAATTGGAAATCTTATGTCAGAACCTGACATCTTAGATTTTATCGAGGAATACAAAGCACTCGATAAAGAAGATAAGAAAGCAATAAAACAAATAGTTTCATCACTAAACAAAAAGAGCAAGGGTTAATCCCCTTGCTTCTTTGATTTTAGATATTTGATAAGAATTGTATAGACAAATTTTAACTTGCCCTCATTTTCAGTATTCTCTATCATCTCAATAATTTCCTTCTTATAATCCATAAATAATCCTCCCTATCACAACTACCATCTACGCTACAGTATATGTCCGGCCGTGGGAAATAGAACCGAACATTAGTTCGTTTTGCTATTATACCACCTATCCCGACTCTTGGCAACTGCCAATGATATACATGGACTCTCACTATTTTATAGAAAAAAACATTTCTTATTCATCTAAATCACTCTATTTCGTTCTAAATCTTTACAATATGCTCTTAAAATGATAAAATAAAAATACCACGAATAACCGTACTTTACATAATATTGCAAAATCAGCGGTACAAAATACATAATCCGCATAAAAAGTGCGAAGCGTGGCGAATAAAGCTATTAGGAGGAGCAATTCTATGAGCAAGAAAAAAAGTGGAAAACTTAAATGGGTAGTTTTAGCAGTCGTCGCCGTTGGTGTTATTGGTGCCGTTGGTGGAAATTCGGATTCAAGCACCACATCTTCTTCCGGCACATCCGCAAAGACAGAATCTGCAAAAGAAGTTGATACACCTGCGCCAATTGAATACACATCCGTATCGGTCAATGATATGATGTCTGATCTTGACAGTAATGCAATGGGTGCATCTGATAAATACAAAGGACAGTACTTAGAAATCACTGGTAGACTCGGGAACATTGATTCATCTGGAAAATATATCTCCCTCTATCCTGACGATGAATATGCGATAATCGGCGTTCAATGCCAGATTAAAAATGATGAGCAGCGTTCGAAAGTCGCATCAATGGCAAAAGGCGATACAGTCACACTAAAAGGAAAATGCACAACTGTCGGAGAAGTTCTCGGATATTCAGTCGATATTGAAGAAATAGAATAAAAAATAAAAACCGCCCCGGCATTGGCGTACCGGGACGGCGTTTATACATCTCCGAAGAGATGCTATATTCTGGCAAAACATATTGTATCATCTTCGGAGCAGTCGAACAAGACAGAAAATTTGTTCGGCTGTTATTTTTATACCTAAAAACAGCTACATAAAGAAAAGAGGAATAAAAATGGCGAAGAAAAGAAAGAAATATCCAAAATTGCCGAATAACTTCGGCTCTATCCGGTATCTTGGTAAGAACCGAAGAAACTGTTTCGCAGTGCATCCACCAGCTACACTGGGCGATAATGGTAAACTAAAACGTCCGCCGGCGATCTGCTACGTAGACGACTGGATAAAAGGTTTCACTGTCCTGACAGCATATAAAGCCGGCACGTATCAACCCGGCATGGAGCGGACTCTTGAGGTATCTCCTGCAACGGACATAGATACTCTTATAAGCCGTTTGATTGCCGACTACAATACAATTAAGGGAGTTGAAGGAAAACACCCGGAAATCAAAAAATTGACGTTCTCAGATGTATATGAACAGTTTTATACGTGGAAGTTCTCAAAGGGTACAAAGCTGTCATACAGTTCGAAAGAAGCATACCGGACAGCTTATACGAACTGTACTGTTCTGCACAATCGCATATTCGAAGATTTAAAGGCTCCTGATATGCAAAAGGTTATTGATGATTGTAAGCTGAAAAAGCAAAGCCAGATGGCTATTTTGACTCTATTTAAACAGATGTACAAATATGCCGTATACTCAGAAATTGTAACGGAAAATAAGGCGTTATATGTCCATGTCAATGCTGATAATGACACCGAACATGGAACGCCATTTTCTGATCAGGAGATGCAAGTGTTGTGGAATAATACCGACGATCCAGAAGTGCAGCTCATTCTTATCATGTGCTATTCTGGATGGCGAATTGGTGAAGTGCTAAAACTCACAACTAACTTGGAAGAAAAATACTTTCAAGGCGGCATTAAAACAAAAGCCGGTAAAAACAGAATTGTCCCGATACATCCTGCCGTATATCATTTTGTCGAACAGAAAATACTGACACAAGATGGAAAATTATGCGTGTATACTCAGCAGCATCACAGAAAAGCATTGTTCTATCCTACACTGGAACGTTTAGGAATAGTCGGTAATCCGAAGCACACGCCGCACGATTGTCGGCACACCTTTTCTGCTTTATGCGAAAAATACGGTGTCCGGGAGAATGACCGAAAACGAATGCTAGGCCACTCCTTTGGCGGAGATGTTACAAACGCTGTGTATGGCCACAGGACACTGGAAGAACTCCGGGATGAAATTGAAAAAATAAAAGTTCCATTTGTGACTAACTGTGACTAACGGAACCTATTTTAATCTTTCTAAAACAACCGAAATATCATTATCGAAATGCCGGAAACCCTATCAAAATCAACGTTTTCAGCGATTTTACAAGGATTTCCCACATTTCATTTTCATTATTCTAATTTTATTGTTTGTGACCAACAAATAGGAATTGAGAATTTGCGCAAATGCCTGTAAATACAGCGTTTTGGGCACTATTATATTAGGAAATAATATTTTTATTTGTGACTAACGTGTGACTAACGATAACGGTCTAAAATTTCCGAAGTGATACTAAATATGTTTATAAATAAAGTTCCCGGGGAATTAACCCCGGGATGTTTTTATATGGCAATCAAATCTTTCCATGTGGCGGGTCCACAGATTCCGTCCACTTCCAGAACTTCTTTTCTGGATTCCTGATAAGCTTTCAGAGCGTAAATCG